CGTAGTTGTTGCGTTGAGTGCTGCGTTCCCGACTGCGCGGACAACGTGCAGCAAGTTAGAGTACGCGAGGAAGCTCTGCGCACAGAACCAGTAGGAAGCGATTGTATCGTCGGGCTTACCGAACGTTCTCACCAACTCGTCTTCGGAGCCGATAGTGACCGGAACCAAAGCAGGCCCCCACTGAAACGGACCCGCAAATGCTGCGTCGGAGACGGACACTTGCTGAGTGCTTGCAGTAAGGTCGAGTTCTGAAACGTTGATGCCCGGAGAAACCATGAAAGGCATGCGTGTATCCCCTCAAGAAACGAAATGCGATAGGGAAATCTTTACCACTACTCTGTGGCAGTTACGCTGGTATTTAGAGAATCTGTAATGTCACCTCTTACTTGAGCCAGTTGGCGTCGGTGTCCTCTTTCCAAAAGCTCGGGTCGTCTACTACGTCCCATCCGTATCCGGTTGGTTGCGGAGCAGGGGGAAGTTCACCGTCGCCAAGTATGCCAACAAACGGAAGTTCTGTCGTCAACTGGTCATGCCCCTCAGTAAGTAGTTGTCGCATGGACAAGCCTACGTAGTTCTCAAAGCCTGACTGGAGTGTGAGCCAGCCAAGCAGCACAAGAGGCATAATGCAGTCATCGTGGTTGCCGACCTCGGCTTCGTACGTCTTCGCGGCGCTGTTGTTTTTGTTCATCTTCGCAACAAACGTCGTCATTTCGCGCATCGTCTCGTAGTCCACGACCAGCAACCTGTCGTTTTCCACAAGTGACTTGAGCCCCGTGCAGCCGATGCGTTTGGTGGCTTCGGTGACTCGCAACCCCAAGCGTGCGCGAGGGTTGAAGCCGCTGGAAAGCATCTGTCCCTTCTTCGGGTGCGGGAACACCTGAATGATGTTCTCGTATTCCAGTTCCGTTGAAAGAATGTCCGCAACCGAAAGGCCCTCGGCGTTGATTTCCAGCAACAGGAACGCACTGTTATAGAAGCGCCCGATGTCGCGCAGAACGGGAGCGAACTGGGTTGGCTTGATCGTGTTGTCGCGATACGTGGCGACTTGACGAAACGGGTTTTCGCTAATGTCAATGACCTGCGCAACGGAGTAATCTTGCTCCTGTCCCTGTCCTACGTCTACGAGGATGACATACACATGTGGGTCTTCTTCTTTCTCTGGGTCCGCATTGGGTTTTCGTGTGACGGGCTTGCGGTAGATTTTGAGACCGTTGCCTTTTTGGTCGAGTCGTACTTCAATGGGCTCTGCGTACGATAACTGTGCAAGTTTCCACGGGGAGATGAGTGTGTTCGCCGACCCCATGAAGTCGCAGTTGTGAGAGATAATGTCGCCCGTGTAAAACTCCCGTTCTGGGTGAGCGACATTGATGGGGTCGTAAAGTGCGTATTCCGCGCCCCGTTCAATGTGTGTGACGGAACACTTTCCCGTACGGGTGATGAGGATGTCGCCTACTTGAAGTTCTTGGAGTGTTTTGAACCCAACAGGAGTAAGCACCGGGTGCTTCGCAGACGCCTCAATGAGCAACCGTTCATTGTTGAACACACGTAGGGTTTCGTTATTGATGGAATGGAGACCATCAAAGTTACGGAACCCTTCCGGGGTCAGCAGTTCATACAGCGTGTTGCGAATGAAAGTATTCAAGCGTCTTTCCCTTTGTTTCTTTTGCGACGATGCCTTTGCGTTTTCGGCTCCAGTTTTCTTTTGTTTTCGCCGAATGTTCCCATCCCACACGCACATAGCGAGCACAGCGTTTTTTTGCTGCTTCACTCATTTTCTTTCGGCTTTCTTCACTATACTGATACCCTCTTGTGGTGAAGTTGGGGGAGTTGTGGTGCTTTCCCTTTCCACTCCAAGTCAAGTTGAGTCCATTGGGTGTCAGTGTATCGTATTCGCGTATTAGTTCTGTTTCTTTGCGTAACACTTCATCCAAAGTTTCGCTTTCAAACAAAACGGAGTGCGTAAAAGAGTACCCCTTGAACCGTTTAGAACACCGATGCTGACACATTCTATTTTTGAAACGGGCGTTGTGAGTCGTACCAATATAAAGTTTGCCGTCGTTACGAGTTAGAAGATATACGATATGTTTCATACTCGTATTTAGGACGCATTTGAACTTTGATAACCGGGAATGAGCCGGTCGTAAAGTTCTCCAATGGGGATGGTTTCAATGACACCTGTTATTTTATTTCTAATCGTAACAGGTGTGTTGTAAACCACCGACTCAAACTCCTGTTGGAACTTCTGCTCAGACCCCATGTTGCGCCGAGTTTCTTCGGCCCACTTCTCGTCCCGCCCGGGAACGTCTCGCCAGGTGCAGCCGAAGTTGGCGTACCCGTTGCGTCCCTCGATGGAGTCGTTCCAAATCTTGTAAAACATGTTGTAACCGTTCGGCGTGGAGACGATGAACAGCTTTGTGGTTTTACCAGATGAGATAACGGGATAGACCGATGCCATGAACTCCAGTGCGATGTTCTCCGGAACGAACGCGAACTCGTCAAGGAAGATGATGTTCGCGGTATCCCCTCGCACAGCACTCGCAGATGTTGCAGATGCCCGAATACGAGCGTTATTGGCAAGCTTGATGACCTTTTGGTCCCACTTGATGATGCCTTGTTTAAGGAAGCGAGGAAGTAGTTCAAATGATTGCTTCCATCTATCCAACAGTTGAATAGCGGTCTCTTCCTTATTGGCAAGTAGGAACACGCTAACTTCTGTATGGAACAAAACGTACCAGAGGAAGTACCCACAAATGATAACCGTGGACTTGCCGGACTGACGAGGGAGTTTTGCAATGACAAAACGGTTATCGTCCAGCATCTTAATGATCGTCTTCTGAAAGTCCCACAGATGGAACTTGACGATCCCTTGGTCAACATGGACGATCTTTACGTAATGCTCAATAAAATAAACCGGGTCTTTGGAACATTTGATGTACTCCGCAAGTTCATCTTGCGTGTATGAATAGTTCTCTTCCGGAAGTGGGAGATTCGCATTCCCTGCGTAGCCGACGGGGTTTGGATTTCTAGGCATAAATCACTTTGTTGGGCTGCTCAGTGTTGTGGATTGCGTGTCCGGAAACACTGGCGGGCAGCCCAACTCTCAATCCTCATCCACCTGTCCTGCGTCAATCTGGCGGATTTGACGCAGCAAATCAGATGCCCGTCCCACGAATACGGCCTTGTCGATGTTGACCGTGCTGCCATCACCGGTGGGAAGCAAGCTTGCGTTCTGTTGTGGGGGAACTGTTGCGATGGTTTCTTTGCGGGTCTTATGAAGCAGCATTAACTCTTTGTTCGCAGTGACGAGCGCCTGGATCATCTCTGCGACTACGCGGAAGCCGCGGGGCTCGTCCAAGCTCTGCGCCAACATAATCGCGGAGTCTGCCGCTTCCCCACCCTTCTTAATGAGGTCCTTCATTGCCTTTCTGGCAACTTCAAAGTCATCTTCAAGTTTGGGGTCTTCCTGCACAACGGGAGCGAGGGAGCTACAAACTTTGCCGGCCGGGACGAGTTCCCCCTGCACAACTGGTTCTAATGCTTTGGTAGTTTGGTCCACCGCAACATCTAAGAGTTTATCAAGGGTATCGCTCATAGTTCTTCATCGGGGAACAAACGGGTGCGTTTTACATCTCCGTCCCATTCTGTGATGGTAGTTACAGGATTCTCCGTATCAACTCCGGTGGTGTCAACTCGCGCTACGCGCCCCACATTCGTATAGACATTGGCGGTCGCTTCACTGACCAAGAATCCGGAATCGTCTTCGTTGACGACGTTCTCACCCGTCTCTCCAGCAAGCACTTCCGGTGGGTCGAGCAGGTTGTCGTACATCGTGTTGTAGATGTCGACCACGACCTCTTGCACACGCTTCTGTGCGCGTGTCGGACCGTAGAGATATCCGCGCATTATGAACGTGAGCGTCCAGACGATGACTCGGCGCTTCTCAAAGTCGCCTTCGTAGTTATCTGTGTGCGTGACGCTGTTGAGAATGAGCGGAACAGTATCCACAATATTGAGGTTGGGAACTGTTCGCAGGGCGTAGGTCATTTCGGGCGTGAAGTAGGGAAGGATTTGTTCAACTATCTGGAAGCCATCTTGTTGGAACTTCACCATAATAGAAAGTTCGTATGTGAAGTTGTAAGGAACTGGAACCCAAATCCTATCTAACGACCCGCTGGTGCTGCTACCGTGTGTGAGTTGATTGAGGGTGTTCTGTTTGCGGGACGAGTCGTAGCTTACACTCGTCAGTTCATACGTCATACGGGGCAGGATGATACCGACCGCCTGATTGAGGTCGGGGTCCTGTGTCAAGCGGACGAGCCACCGCTCTTTCGGTCCGTATTCCAACGGAACGACAAGTTGCTGAAGGATTGTGCCATCAGCCGTATCGCGGACTACTTGCAGATTGTTGAAGAGCGAACCGAATGCAATAGTGTACCGCTTAATTTGGTCGTGCTTGAAGAACGCGAACACGCTGTTTCTCCCACCACAGTTTTCTGGCAATACGCATACGTTCGATAGCTTCGGGTGTATGCTTTTGTGTGTGATAGCCGGGGCATCCTACCTTGGCTGCCCGGATTTTCTCGCGCCGTTCTTCTGAGCAGGGGCGGCGAGCTTTGTATTCATGTTTCCAACCAAGATGATTCTTGTTCCCCATTGGAACTTTGCCGCCGTGATCCCCGCCGTAGCCACCCGGACAGAGATTGTAGGTATCTTCGCGTGCGACAAACTCTTCTGTGACGAGTTCGCGTTCACGCTGATACATCGATTCGCCATTCTCGCACTCGGCAAGGATCGTCTTGGTGAAGTTTTCCTTTCCGTATTTACGGATCGCTGCTCGGATACTCTTTCCGGAGCCCATATATCCGTCATCGGGCGTCCCTTCGTGCGCCCCAATGTAGATTTTCCCGTTTACCCGGTTCGTGATTTGGTAAATTAAGAACATTCTATCAACCGCTGTACCGAGGATTCGTCCCGCGGTCTACGATGACCGTTGATTGCTGGTCCTCAAGGAAGTCGTTATCTGCCAACGGGTCATGCACCACAGGAGAGGTGTTCGCCACTTCGATGTAGTTGTTTACAAGGTCATCAATGGCCGGGATGTCCGTTTCGATACGACCATGACTATGTGTGAGCAGTTCTGTACGCAACTCATAGGTGTAAAGCTTGCCCAACTGGAAAAGCTGTTCCTTGTCTTCCACGAAACGAATCTCAAAGAGATACCGTTTTGTTGGAGCCATCTCAATCCAGATGATGTCGTTCTCGCGGGGGCGCGTGATGCCCGTACTGGCGAAGACTTGGTCAAACCTGCGAGTTGAGACTGCGAACGTACATTGGTCGTCTATTTGTAATCCAAATTTCGTGATGAATTCAGATTGCCCCGCAAAGCTTTGCGTGGACTTGATGAACATCTCAATGCTATAGGCGTTCGCCCATCGTTCCAAATGGTCTTCACCCAGCAGTGTATCTATGTCTACGTCTTCGCGAACGAGATAGTACACTTCGTGCCCGTAAATCTGGATCGCCTCGTCCATGAGGTCTTGCATCAAATCCTGTTCAGGCGCGTATGAAGTCTGGTTGAAGTATTTGTTGATCACGATTAGCCTACGTAAAAGTCACACGGGAGTTGAAAAGTATTCTGTAGTTCTTCTTCAAGGTCCTTCACTTCCTGATTGGCTTCCGTCAACATTGAGCGGCCGTCCAGAGACACGTTGCCGGGAAGCTGAAGTCCGGTGTACTTGCTTAAATTTGTTCCCCACTGACGCTTGATAAGTGCAATTGCATAGCGCAACAACCAACGGTCGCTCCATACCGATGCGAACTCGTCTGGGTCGATAATCACCAAGCATTCTGCGATGATGTACTGACCCGGGCGCCACGAAGACATAAAGCTTACGTCAATGTGTAGCTGGTTCCGGTGACGCTCAAAGCGAATGAGCGGCCGACCGCGGAATGTATCGTTGAGTAGCTGTTGATACTGCCGCCCG